AGCTATTAGTATTGAATTTAGTAGTGGACCAATCAGTGCTACCGTAGCAAATTTTGATAATGGCTCAACTAGTACTTCAACCATCTATGGTGCAAAAGTTAATGTTGCTAACACAGGTACTATGGTTTTTGCTACATATTCTGATGACAAAGTTGCTAACGTAACTTCAAGTGGTAAGAGTATTGGTGTTAATCATCCATTGACTTCTTCATTGATGGCACTTGCTAGCTATGGCACAAATGATACAACTAAGGCATTTGACTTGGGCGCTTCATATAGTTTAAGTAAGCGTACAATGGTTCATGCTCGTTATCTTAAAGAAGACGCAGCAGTAACAACTACTAAGTACGCATTAGGTTTAGAACACAATTTCTAATCTAATCTAATCACATTGATTATAAAGGGGCTTAAACGCCCCTTTAGCCTTATGTAATATTACTGTCACAATATTAACACTAAATATTTGCGTAACATATAAGGAGATTACATGAAAAAATTATTTACGACACTGCTGGCAATGGTAGCATTCGCTACATCAGCGCAAGAAATTACAGGAGCCGGAGCAACATTTCCGACTCCTTTGTATTCAAAGTGGGCAGGTGAATATAACAAAGCTACTAACATCCGCGTCAATTATCAATCAGTTGGTTCAGGTGCCGGAATTAAACAAATTGAAGCTAAGACAGTTACATTTGGTGCAAGTGATATGCCACTTACAGATGAGAAACTAAAGGAAAGTGGACTATTTCAATTCCCAACAGTAATTGGTGGAGTTGTTCCAGTTATTAATCTTAAAGGGATTGAGCCAGGACAGTTACGACTAACAGGCACAGTTATCGCTGATATCTTTTTAGGAAAAATCACTAAATGGAATGATAATGCTATCAAGGTATTAAATCCTACATTAGCATTACCTGAGCAAGCTATCACAGTAGTTCGTCGTGCAGATGGGTCTGGAACTACATTTATCTGGACTAACTATCTTAGCAAAGTCAGCAAAGAATTTAAAGACACTATTGGTGACGGTACTGCTGTTAATTGGAAAGTAGGAGCAGGCGGAAAAGGTAATGAAGGTGTTGCTGCTATGGTTCGTCAATTACCTGGTACATTGGGATATGTTGAGTTTGCTTATGTAAAACAAACTAAAATGAACTGGGTTAACGTGCAGAACAGTGCTGGAACTTGGGTAGCACCAACTGAAGATGCATTTAAAGCAGCCGCTGCAAATGCTGATTGGAATAAAACATACTATCAGATATTGACTAATCAAGAGGGAAAAGAAGCATGGCCAATCAGTGGTGCTACATTCATTCTTGTGCATACCAAACCAACTGATGCCACAGCGGCTAAAACTGCTATCAACTTTTTTGATTGGGCGTTTACTAATGGCGATAAAGCAGCAGATGATTTAGACTATGTTGCATTGCCTCTAGCAGTGAAAAACAAGATTCGTGCAGACTGGAAAAAGTTAGCACTACACTAAACCGACCGCAAGATTGAGCGGAGGCTGGAACTCGTAACCAGCACTAAGGGCCGAAAGGCTCTTTTTTACCTTTTCATTAAATCGTTTGTGAAATCTAAGAGCAAGTCGTGATGTACACCACCGTGCCACTTGCCCTTCAGATAACTATAGCTATCATACCAAAATTGTTCTGATTCGGGATGACAGCCTATTAGTCCTATGCGTTTTTGATATATTGCCATAGCATCACCATTTGCATATGTAGCAATTGTTTTGAATTTATGTTTGTTGCCGATCAATGCACATCCATCATAAAAGAACATTTTCATGGGTTCAGTCTTCCATGTAATACTTAAGTTCTTGGCATGAGGTCTGCGAGTGTCTGCTCCAAGTTGGTTGATATACTGAACCGCATCCACATCATCTAATACATTTAAGTAATGACTGCCTGCCCAATATGCTCCCATACAAATACCCAAATATCTTCCACCATTATTGATGAACTCTCGTACTCTATCACCGTTGTTTTTGAATAGTTGATCAAATGTACTAGCATCCCCTATTCCTCCGGGAACAGCAATCATATCTACATTGTCAAAGAAATCGTATTCTAGAATGTTTTTGCTGAATATTTTGAAGTTATAGTATTGGCTTAATGCCTTCATTATTCCGTTTCCTGACTGCACTGAGCATTTTGGATCGTACAAGAATAATGCGATTGTAGGTTTCACGTTCTTATTTATTGTTAAGTAAATGGTTGACATAAATACCTATAGGGAGTATAATACTAGTATGCAAATTCAAACTGCTTTAGATTGGCAAGAAGTATCGGATAAACTAAAAACCGATCTCCATACAATAGGCTATAATCCAGATTTGAAAAAGATGTATACAAACATACAACTTATGGTAACTGAATTGAGCAAACTTGAAGTAAATGGGCGTAGGTTGCGTACTACAAACTTTACCCAAACTCATGTAAATGTTATTAACAAAGCAATAGACCACTTGGAAAAGCTAATTCTAATGGGTCTACTGATGAAATAAAATGAATAATCAACTTATGTCCGGCGAAATGTTACCTGGATTACAAATAATTGAACATACAAAATACAAAGATAGTCGAGGTGACTTTTGTGAACTATGGAAGATCAATCACGACCAGATGCGTGGTAATTTTCGTCAATTGAATATTGCTAGTTCCAAACGTGATGTATTGCGCGGCATGCATAGACAAAATCAATACAAGCTGATAATGCCAGTTTATGGTAGTATATTTGATGTAGCACTTGATCCCGAAACTGGAAAATGGTTTGGGATTTTTCTAGATAATACAACTGCATTATTAATTCCTCCACAATACGCCCACGGATATCTAGTATTATCTGACGAAGCAATAGTACAATATGTGGTAGATGCTCCATATAATAAAGCAGCAGAAGAAAACTTCACATGGAACAAATATGGAATTGAATGGCCGGTTGACGGCTCTCCTCATTTATCTAAAAAGGATTCAGTGTGAAAATTGGATTTAACTGTAGTAGTTTTGATTTTTTACACGCCGGCCATGTGACCATGTTAAAGATGGAAAAACAATTATGTGATTATCTTATTGTAGCATTGCAAATTGATCCTACTGTTGACCGTCCGGGTGTTAAAAATCAACCTGTACAAAGTGCATATGAACGGTATGTACAATTACAGGCTTGTAGGTATGTAGATGAAATTCTCATTTACGAAACCGAGTACGATCTGTTACAACTAATACAAACTCAAACTATTCACGTACGGTTCTTGAGTGACGAATATTTGAATAGGGACTTTACAGGTAAACAATGGTGTATTAATAATGGGATTGAGTTACACTATCATAAACGTCAACATAATTATAGTTCAAGTGAACTACGTGCCAGAACAGCCAAACTTGAGAATGATAAAAATGTAGGATTTATCAGTACAGACAATCACCTACCGCAATACTCTACTGAACTTATTAAGTCTCCAATCGGCAATTAAAGGTTGACAACAAATGGTTTTGGGTATATAATATATACTTAGACAGTTAATTAATGGACTACACAATGGCTAAAAAAATCTCTATCAAAGTTTTCGCAGATCCAGGACATGCATGGGCCCGCTTCCCTAAAGCAAAGTTGGTGGCACTTGGCATTGCGGATAAGATTAGTCCCTACAGCTACCAGAACGGCACCAATGCTTTCTTGGAAGAAGACTGTGATTTGTCGGTCCTAGTTAACGCACTCCGTCAGCGTGGATATGAGATTAAATTCAACGAAAGCCATGCTAATAAACAAAGCAAAATCCGCAATTACTCTACGTATCGGGCTTGACATTAAATGGTTTTGGGTATATAATACACACATAGACACTAACAAACAAGGAGAAGTATATGACAAACAGAACATACACATTCATCAGCAACTCTAAAGTCAAAGAGATCCTGGAACTCAGCGACAAGCTCAGAGAATGCCTGGAGTATCCCAACAGTGAGACTTCGTTGGATGAGCGCCGCTACTCAGAGTTCTTTGAACAGAAGATCCTAGACGTTATTGATCGTGGCTAAAATACAACAAACAAATGGTTGACCGGTTTTGAAAAATCGGGTATAATACACCCATGGAAAGCAACACACAGGAGAACAGTATGAAAGACATTATCCGCACTGCACCCCACGCCTTTTCCTGGCTTAGCACAAAGCAGGTGTGCCAGCGTTGGAGTGCTTTCTATGCTGCAATTGGTTGACATTAAATGGTTTTGGGTATATAATAGAGTCTTAATCAGTTAATTAAAGGACAACGAAATGCGTACAAAATCCGTCATTCAGGGCTTCAAGAATTCTCAAAAAATTCGCGTCATTATCGACGGGGTCGGCATCTATATGACTGTCGGTGAAACAACCAGCCGATTTGCAACTACTGTACACTATCAAGCTGTTGAGTCAACCTTGCATCTGATGGCACGTGAAGGGTGTGATGGTATTGGTCATCGTATTGGAGTGTATGACTTCAATATGAACAAGGTTCACGTTGACGTTCAAGTTGACATTCTTCGGTAATTGCAGGAATATTTAATGGAAATCAAAGTAGAGGGTAGTCGCAGGAATCGCAAGTTTGTGGAAGCAATCTTGCCTTCTATGGTTACTCAATTGAAACTTGACCGTTGCCAAAAGGCACTGTTGATTCGGTTGTATGACGAATGCGAAAGCAATGAAGGCATGACTTTGGACCTCAGTGCAGTTACTGGAGCTTACTTGGTGGTTATTAAACCCAAGCGCAAACTTAAAGAAATTGCATTGACCCTTGCACATGAAATGGTTCATGTAAAGCAAATGGCAAAAGGTACCTTGAAAACCACAAAAAACGGGGTTCAAGTATGGGCGGGAAAACGTTTCAGTAAGAATACTGCATACCTTTCTCGTCCTTGGGAAATTGAAGCCTTCAGCAAACAAGAGTTGATTCTCCGTCGTGCAATTGAA